AAAAAAAGCGGGGTTTCTACACCTCGCTTTTTCCCCTTCGTTCGACTAATCTTACTTACGATTATAGATATGATATAATACCCAAATTGCAACTAAGCCTACTAGCCCTTGAGCTGAAAAGCCTGCTACAATGTTTTGGACATTTTCAATTACACTAATGTTTGGCCAAAAGGGAATTCCCTGACCTTTAAAAAGAACTTCAAGCACAATGCCTAAAGCAATTAAACTAACACCTGCTTCAGCAAGGCCCTTGGCCCATTCTTTTATTTTTGCTATGTAATCCATTTATTATCTCCTTAATACTTTAGATTAACTTAGATAATTGAGATTAGTCTTTTTTGATTATCGTAATCACACCATAAACAAGGCCTGCCCAAGCAACCCATTTAATAATCGGGCTTGCTATAATTGCTAAAACACAAACAACTAATAGAGCTCCGCCGTCCCATGATGTCCGCTCTTTAATGCGGTCTTTAAACCAATTTACTATGTTCATAATTAAACTCCTAATAGGTTTCTTTTACTCTTTTTCTATATCATTGAACCTTTGAATAAACGTTTTAGGTTGCTGAACTAACTCTGTCATTGACAACGTTCCAGTCAATGATCTTCCATGTGTTATTAAGGTACTTGTTTTTATCTGCTTGATAATCTAATGCCCACGCATGTTCCCACCAATCAACAAGTAGTGCAATATTATTAACCACCTTGTGGTTTGTAATAGTCTTAATACTTCCTTTTGTGTCCATATAGGCCCAGCCAGAGCCTTGTATGCCCATTGCAATGTTAGTAAATTCTTCCTTAAAGGAGTCATACGATCCGTGTACACGTTCTATTAATTCAAGTGAAGAACCTGTTGGATTGTTTGCTCCTCCCGGCTTTTTAAATTGTGGGAAATATAAATTGTGTAAAAAAGCACCTGCTTTTTGAAAGTCGCCGCCCTCACCTGCATTTGCTTTATCAACGTATGCTTTGTGTAATGTTCCGTAATGATAATCTAAAGTTTCTTTAGATTTCACTGGTGCTAAGTCGGTTCGACTATAAGGCAACTTCGCCTGTACATATGTTTCTTTTGCTTCGACTAGATAGTCAAAACGATCCAGTATAGTTCTTATATCTTCCATACTGTATTTATCTGAGTTTATACTGATAAGACTTACTTAGACTTAGCCTTTTTCTTTTTGTCTGCGGCGGCTTTCTTCATTGACTCTTCTTTGTCGCCGTCTCCGTCTAAATCAATATAGTCTGGCTTTGCGGCTTCAGTTGCTTTAGATTTATTTTCTTCAGAAACAAATTCAATGTACTTCTTATAAACTGATTCTGAAGTAACATCTAGTGGTTGTACAGACATTGGGTTGTCTCCACCAGCAGCCGCAGGATAATGTGTCTTAGGCCCGTTTAGTCCGCCGCTTTGTGCTATTAACTGCTCTTCGGCATCAGCATAAAGTTCTTTAGGTGCATTAACAGGCTCAAACTCTTCTTCAGTAACTTCACTATAACCTGCTAATCGTAATAGATCTGCTAGTTCAGTAACAGGAACTTCAATAGTTTCTTCTAAGTCAACATCGGCAACCATTTCGTCTTCTTTAACCGGAGCATCAGCAACCGGAACATCCGGATATTTCTTTTGCGCCGCTTTTTCCGCCGCCCTTTGCGCCGCGGCCTTTGTGCGCCAATGATCTGGATCAGGTTTGTACATTGTCCCCATAGGCTCCTCTACTGGCTTATTGGGATCTGATTTAGGTTCGCCTGGTGCAGGTTGATTCCCTGGTGAAGCCGGACCTTGTGCCTTTGGCACCACTCGGAGACCTTCACCAACATATTTCCATTTGAAAGCACCGGCACCCATGTAACCGCCTCGTTCGTAACCAGCCATTTCCATTGCGTCATCGCTGTCGATGCCGTTTTCTTCTGCCCACTTCATAATGTAATATGAACGCTGGCTGGGTTTAACTTTAGCAAACCTTGCTACAATCTTTGGATCTGCTTTTGCTTCTTTAATAATTACTGATGGTTGACTAATTCCAAGCACACCCGATTGCCCTGACAAACGTAATAGATCACTTATTTCGTTTGATGTTGGTATCTCGTTAACTGCTTCTTCTTCTTCGGCAATAACTTCATGCACTTCATCAACAGTTGGTTCTTGCTTTTCAGCAACTACAGTCTGAGTCATCTCTGCGCCCTTGATAGCATCGTTAATGTCGCGGTTATCGCTCGTCTCTGCTATGTCTTTAAGTTTTGCTAATACGTCCTGCATATACATTGTTATTCCTTTGCAAATTCATATTTCCGAGTTTCTAAACTCTTCAACATGTTATCGTTAAATTTATCACCGAAAGATCCTGATGCGTCTTCGGCTTTACCATCGGACTTTTCCATATCTTTATGTTCTTGTCCAAGTAATGGTGCGTATTCCTCATCAACGTTTTTAACTGCTTCTTCTCTAGCAATCTCTTCGGGGTGATCTTTATTAATCACTACTAAATGCTTATGGGGAATACCAACGCTATCTGCTAGGTAGTTAAACAGAACGTCGGCTGTTGTAGGATATTTAACTTCTGCATCCATAATATGTACTTCGGCATTATTAATAGTTTGGAAGTCCATTGGGTGTTCTTGTATTGGAGTTTTTTTAGGTTTAGATAAACTTTTTAACTCGTACTTCTCAAGAGCAGTTTCAATTGAATCTACTACTTCACCTTCTGGCATATTTGCCAGTTTGATACGAAAATGATACGTACGATCGCTTTCCGTTAGGTAACTTATAAAGGTTCTTTTGTTCATAGTTAATGTTCCTATATTATGTATTTAGTCCTTTTTACCTAAAATTTCATTGAGCAAGGAGTTACGATCTATAACAATACCTTTACCATCTTCTACATCTTCGCCACGTAACCCAGTTTCTTTGCGTTCTAACTGGTCATGCCGTGCTTTTTTAAGTTGTAGTTCTACTATCTTAAGTTTTTTATTTATTTTATTTGACTTAGCAGTTAGTGCGGTATCTAACATTCTACTAGCATTATTAAAGATTTCTCCTGCAAAACGTGCTTCAACGTTCATACCTAGATCCATAAGGTCTTGAAATGTTTGTTTTGCTGTATTAGCAATATCGTCCATTTCAGTATCGCTTGCCTCTAAGTCACGTACACTTGGTAATGCCGCATCAATCTTATCTACTGCTTTAAGCGTTTCTTGTATTTCAGGCAGATTTAACTCTACAGTATCATCGAGTTCTGTAGGACCGTCATCTTCTTTTTGATCTGCTAGATCAAATAATTCTTCTAATTTTTTAGTCATGCTAGTACTTATCGACGTTTATTACCTTGATGAAAAAGTTCATCTTCAGTTATAATGCGGAATTGTACACCTTTTAGTTTGCACCACTTAGCGGCCGCTTCCCATTTTGCATGGTTAATTGCAATGGCTAGCCTGTCACGTTGGCTTGTTTTTTCAGTAAGTGCAGTTTGTTTTTTAGGTTTAATTTCTATAAGTTCTGCTTTACGTTTGCCTTTTTTATTTTGGTATACAATAAAGAAGTCCGGAACATATATAGTTTGTTTACCAGTTAGTGGATTACGATATGGTATTTGTATTGCTTCACTTGCCCAATTAACAACGCTAGGATGATTATCACAAAATCGCATAAATGCATGTTCCCATCCACTTCGATAATACGGAACTTTGTTACCTGCGTATTTGCTAGCATTCATTAATGAATACTGTCCGTTTGCATATTTTCCTGGACCAGCCATTTTATGCTACCAATTGGCGTTGCATCACTGGGCTAGGTTCTATCTCATTAACATACCCTAATAAACTTGAGCCACGCCTGCTTAAATTTAAAAATAAAGGAATAATTTTTTTGAGATCTTTTTCACCTTCGAATTTATCTAATACGTCATTGACGTGTGTATCAATAGTAATAGCCGCTTCGATAACTGCCGCAGTTAGTGCCGCGGCGGCTTCAACATTTCCGTTTGTTCGTTTTAGAAAAAACGATTTAGTCCTACTATACTCAGCATCTGATATTGATGGTTGTTGTTCAAAGTAATTTGTAAAGAATTCTTGCACTTGTGCATCAAACCCGCTAGTAGGATCAATTAATGGTAAGTTTGTTTTTTGGTTCATATTGCTATTGACGGACTAGGACCTGCAGGCACTGGTTGATTTGTCTCGTCCTGTAGCCTACGTCTTAAGTCATCCCTTTCTCGAAGTAAAAATTCTGGTACACCTTGATTTACTGCGCCTAGGTTATTGTTAATTGTATCTTGTATTTGCGTATTAAGGGTAGTTAGTCTATTCTGTAATTCTCTAATTTTGTTGTCTCTTGTATTTGTTGGGAGTTCGCCTTGTATTACACGTCGAGAATCACTTAGCCTTCGAGGATTATTTGGTGAAGTTACTCCGTTTGGTATAACTCTACCGTTGCCTCTGTTAATAACTGTATTTGATGATGGGGTACCAAAGAGTATATCGCTTATAAAGTTTCCGTTGCTACGAACATTATTTGGATTTGATCCGGTAACCGGAGCAACATTATTAGTGTTACCTAGATCTAATCCAATAGCAGATAGTCCATCTAAAACAACATTAGGTATAACAATATCATTGAGAGGATTATCTCCTCTTAGTATACTACCAACTGCACGTTGAGCATCTTTCTTAAGAACTTCACCAAAGTCAACATCTCTTGTGTTATTAAACAATATACCGCCTTTAACAATGGCGCCTAAGACGTTTCCATTAAACAAATCATTTGCTATTGTATTTGCGGCATCTAATATACCGCCGGCAAAGAATACTGAATTTTTGCCGCCATCGCCGTGTATTCCAATCGGGCTTGGTGTGGTATCGTAATGTATCTCACCAAACCCGCGTGGGTTAATATTATTAACAAATCCTGTTGCATACTTAACTGTTTCATAAGTCATTTGCATTGTATGTTGCATTAGTGACCCGTTTGCATATGCATGATTATCATGACCAAAGGAACTAATCATTGGATTAATTAATGTATATTCTGCAAATCGTTTCTGCAACATACTATAGATTTTAACATCTTTAAAGAACCGTTGTCGTCCAGAGTTTAGGCCCCATTGTTCTCCGGGCCTAAATCCGTACCTATCATTTGTAGTATATTGAGCACCACCAACTGCATAGTGACTATCGCTAAAATAAAATTGATAATAATTATTCCAAAGTTGACGAATCAAATCTTTGTTATCATCATGGAATGCGATGTTAATTGGGTTGTAATTAATCTTGTGGTGAGTTTGGACTTGTCTGTTGTATTGGTTGTGTGTTTGAACATCAATACTAAAACTTGGTAAGTCAATAGTCTTTACCAATAACGGTATTTCTAATTTATCTATACCCGAAAAAAGTTGTGCGGCGTCTGGAGTAAAACTAAAAACCACATGAAAAAGGTTTGAATACCGAGGTTGTAACTCGTATCCATTATCAACAAATGTGCGGGCCGCATGTTGATAGTCCCGCACATTGTCGCCTCTTTGCAATGCGTTTAGTAAACTGTTAACGCTAGTCATATGAGGTTAACCTCCTAGCCTGTTACTACTGAACCAATTGTCCTCGCTACTGATGCGCCAACACCGTCACCAATTGGTGTCTGTACTGCGTTATCAAATCTAATTGATAATGCAACTGTTGCTGGTTCACTTGATGCATAGTTCAAGTCACCGTAGTTAACATTCTGTACAAAGCAACCGTATAGTTCCCATGTCTCTAACACGTTAGGTGTGCTTGCGCCGTTGCCGCCATCGAGCATTTCAAAACGTGTAATAAACTTGTAGTCGATGCCTGAACTTGCACTTGCTTGCTCGAGGAAATCGAATTGCTTTTGAAGTTGTTCACCAACTAAACGTGTAACGCTACCGTTTACATCGTCACGTAGGTTAATTGTTACAGCCTCCCAAGTATGCTTACCAATTAAGAATACTTTTGAGTTGTAAACTGGAACTTCCATCTCGTCAAATGTAACAGAAGGACGAGTAATGTCTATTACTTGTTTTGTTAATTCTGTACGTGGTGTTGAAACGCCAAAGTTCTCAAACATCGCCCTAAAGCGATATTTTAGTTTGGGCATTAACAAGCCTTGTGAGCTTGCTGATTGATCACTGTCGACCGGAACAGTAAATTTAGTAAGTGATGAAACTGACATTTCGTCTTGCTCCTATATAATTGTTAATAGTATTTATCTGTCGTTGGTCACAAAAAATGGGGGGCTTTCTAGTTAACCCCCCATATTATTTGTTAGTTAAACAGATTCAGCGGCTGCTATGTTACCACTAGCAATCTCACCTGTATTCTTAAGTCTAATTGGAATGTAGATAAATTCTGTTGCCTTTGTAGGCTCAATAGCAATATCAACATATAGTTCGTTGCGATCAATTCTAGAGTTTGTATTATTTGTTTCGTCACAAACAACTAGGTAATCGTAAATACCACGTTTTGCAACTAGATCGTTCATTGTACTTTCAATGTTCTCTTTAAGCTCGTCACGTGTAATTTTGTCGTTTGGCTCAAATACATACGACAATGCAGTGTCTTTAACACTCTTGCGTAAGAACGAAACAAGTCTTGCTACGTTAATACGATCCAATGCGCTGGGCGTATTCGCCCGTGTCTTGTTGCCATAGTTAAGAATACCTTGTCCATGGAAGAATGCTATTGGATTAATCTTGTTAGAATACAATGTATCACGTATTGATTCTCTAACATTGTCAGTTGTAAATTCGCCTGTTGATGCTTTAATATACCCTAAACTTGTAACGTTGTCTACAGCACCTCGACGTGTACCTGCAGGAGCAAACCATTCAAATGCTTGGTCATCATTCCGACTTAACACACGAGCCATCATATGACTTGGTGGTACAACAATAGTATTTCCTGATAAGTCATTTGTTTGTCCTGATGGATAAAATACGCCTAAGTACTGATCACTAGTAACAAGTCCATCATCGCCGTTATCTGATGCCGCGGCAGTGTTAGTTGCCCATGCTGTAAGGTCAGTACCATTTGCCGCAAGCCTCATTGGAGTATCACCAATTACAAATGCTGTATTGTTTCTATCATTGTTAAGTGAAACCATATTAGAGATTAGCTCTGGATACCCAGGTGCTGTAATAACATTAAAGTTACGTGAGTCTTCGCGCAACTCTGAACTGTTATCTATTGCTGACTTCATTGCGGCTACAATAGTACGTCGTACTGCCTTACGATTCATGTAAGGCGAACCATCTGACTTATTACCACTTGATGTTACCCATGCATCTTTCTCTGTTGGAAGTGTTGGATAAAGTGTAGTGTCTGGGAAGTTTGTACGACTAAAATAATTGCTACGGAACTTCTTAACATTTTGTGAACTACGTCTTGTGTTAAAAAGTAGCATACCTCTTGGATACAATGCTGGA